ATATACTTCAAGAAATCAAAAGAATGGATGGCTTTCTTATTTGACAACAATACAAGTAAAGCAGACGGACTTAAGAATAATGAAGCTACAGTTGAGGACATTGAGAAGTTAACTGGGTTCAAATTTAAATAAGTTTGGCTTGACCTAAATAATCACTTATATTTAGGTTATGTATAAAGTCAAACAATTCTTCAAACGCATTTATAATTTATATCGTTGGTTCCCTATTATATGGAAGGACCAGGACTGGGATGACCATTATATATTTGAAATACTTAAATTCAAATTAAAAAATCAAGCCGAGTACATTGGATATCATGATCGTCATATGTCAGCTAAACGTGACGCTGAGATAATGATGTTGTGTGTTCGTCTAATGGATAAAGTACAAAATGAATGGTATGGACGTGAATATCAAGATTATTATAAATCAGATATGAGGTTTATCCCTAGTGAGTCATATCCAGGCAGTTATGAAATGGAGGTGGAGATATTAGAAGAAAATTTTGATGATTACTTTAAAAAATATCCATTAATATATAGAATGGTTCCTGACTTACAAGCGCCTAAAGAGGAAATTGCTTTTCATATAGCTAAAATAAATGAGGAACGAGCACATAAATTACTATTTAAATTATTAGAACAAAACATTAGAAGATGGTGGGATTAATTATTACAGTGATGTTAATTTGGATGATATATGAGATGTGGAGAGCCCCATATATGGACGATAAGGGAAATACTATTAAACCAGTGAAAACAATTAAAGATTTATTTAAAAAGAAAAAATAATGGGTATTGTAATTGGAATTGTGGGTAGTTTTTTATTAGCAGCTATGGTAGCTATATTTTGGGTACGTGGAATTGATTATATGAAAGAAAATCATCCTGACTACAAAGGTGAAGATTTCTTAGGTGATGACCCAGACTAATAGACTATATTTAATCTATGAATAACCAGCCAGTATATCCTAAAGACAATCCTGAATACAGGAAAATGGTATTAGAAGCATTTTATAAGAAGGTTAGAGAAACTAATTGGGGTGCGACTGATGAAGATGAATATCAAGGCAAACCACGAGGTAGAAAGGCTAAAGTGAAGGAACGTATTGAATCAAAACCTAGAACTAAAAGTGAACAAGCAGTAGTGAGTAAATTTTTTAATTATAATAAATAAATGTTATGAGTAGTGTTAATATTGATGTAGACATTGATGATATATTATGGAGTTTATCTAGTTATGAAAAACAAGAGTTAGTAGATGATCTTTATGATGATGGTTATACACCCACACAATTAGATAAAAAACAATCTAAAAGTGATGATGATTGGGATGAAGCGGTTGAAAAGTTAAAAGGTAATAAATGGAGATTATCCAAAGAAGATGAGGAAACAATTTTAAGAATTACAAATAAAATTATATCATAATATGAAAAAATTAGTTATAGCTTTAGTTATTGTTATTTTAGCTTTATCAGCTATGTTAACAATACAAACAAGAAGTATTACTCAGTTAAATAGAAAGGCAGTTGCTGATCAAAATATAATTGATAGTTTACAAGCTGAATTATTCATTAATCATGTTATGAATAATCGTTATGAGTTAACTTTAGATCATTTAAATGAAGTAAATCCAAAAGCAGCTCTTGAGTTTGTAAACTATATGAACCACGAAACAGAGTAATTAAAATAAAAGGTTATGAATATAATATACAATATTGACTCTAATACAGGGTTAATGAGATTACAATTTAAGAAAAATGTTCTAGATCCATTAGACAATAAGGATATATTTGAAAAATATATTTTACCTATTATGGCTATGAATGAAAACTTTTGTCTAACAGGTAGTTTATCTCTTAAAATGTTAGGTTTTGAACCTATGGGTAATATAGGTGATTTTGATTTAGCATTAATGAATACATTCACTGAAGATGAGTATAATGCTATTAAAAATTTCTTTCAATTATATAATACTAAAGAAGGATATGAATTTAGTGAAAGAGGCAATATACCAGTAAATAGATTTGATCCTAAAGCTCATATGTGGCAGTTAGCTAAGTCATGGGAGGAAGAGGTGAATGAAGAATTAGGAAGATCTAGACATTTTAAATTAGATATCTTTAATGATGAAATGATTCGTGTGAAAGATACTATTGTTATTTATTATGATGATTTTCCAATTAGATTAGTTCACCCAAGTATTACTTTAAGTTACAGAATGAGATATGCTTTAGATATTAGATCATCCACCACATTTAAGTATTGGGAGAAAATGAAAGCATTTATGGATAATGCTAAGTCATATTATAATCAAATTAGAGCAATATCTAAAATGTACGCTCGTGTTCATGAACATAATGCTAATGTTGAGGGTAATCAGAAAAAAATTGATTATATTAGAGGATTAATTGATAGAAGAAATCATAATATGGACGATTTCTTTTCTAAGGTGTTTGAAGAAACACTTGATCCATTTACTCTAATATTAGAAAAAGAAAGAGAAAAATTTGTTAAACAATAATTTATAATAAAATGAAAACAGTTGTAATCGGAGATGTTCATGGACGTTCATTATGGAAACTAATTGTTAATCAAGAACAAGATGCTGACAGAATTGTTTTCATTGGTGATTACTTTGATTCATTTGATATTAAAGGAGAAGAACAATTAAATAATTTTCTTGACATTATTGAGTATAAAAAATCAAGTGGTAAGGAAGTTATTATGTTAATTGGTAATCATGATTTTCATTATTTCCCTGAAGTAGGAAATACAGGTACATCAGGTTATCAAGGTATATTTAAACATCAAATTGAACCTACTATTGATGCTAATAGAGAACATTTACAAATGGTTTATCAGTTTGATGAGTATTTGTTTTCACATGCTGGTGTTAGTAGTAAATTTCTAGATAGTGTGTTTGGTATTGATGGATGGAAAGTAGAGACAATGGTAGATCAAATTAATGAGTTATTTAAATATAAACCATTAACATTTAATTTTGGAGAGGCTGTTAGTATAAAGAAAATGAGTTATTTAGATCCGTATGGTGATAATGAAGAGCAATCTCCAATCTGGATTAGACCTCGCTCATTAATGGCCGCTAATAAAGAAACATTACGTAAACAAGTGATTCAAGTAGTAGGACATACTCAAGTTAAAAAACTCGATTTAGAAGGATCTAAAAACTCTACTGGTGGTAGATATTATCTTATTGATTGTCAAGATACAACAGGTGAATATTTGGTGATCCAGGATAAAGAACTTATTATTGGAACAACAAGATAAAATTTAATATATGAAAAAATTTAATTGGATGGAGTTTATAACATCCTTAGCTATCATAGCTTTTTTAGGTTATGTTTTATATTTTGGGTTTAGATTTTTATATTATGCTTGGTTTAATTAAATAAATTATGACAGGTAAAAAAGCACCAAAACGTAATTGGTTCATTGTGATGAACTCACAATTAGAATACTTTTGCGGTTTAATGTATGGTGGTCAGTTAGTATGGAGTAGTGACTATAATGAAGCCAAACCATTGGATGATGAAGCTAAATTTAAAACACTACAGCATATGTGCTATGGTGAAGAATTAATAATGGATTATATATGAGTAAACATACATTGTGGGTTGAGAAATATAGACCCGACACATTAGAAGGTTATTTAGGTAATGATGATTTTATATCTAGTCTAGAGGAATGGATTAGTAAAAATGATTTCCCTAACTTGTTACTTTATGGTCCTCCAGGTACAGGTAAAACAACAGCAGCTAAATTAATAGTAAAAAATATCAATTGTGATTTTATTTATCTAAATTGTTCTGATGAGAATGGTATTGATACAATTAGAGATAAAGTAAAACAATTTGCTTCAGGTGCTACATTCAAACCACTTAAAGTTGTTATATTAGATGAAGCTGATTTTTTAACTATAAATGCTCAAGCAGCACTTAGAAATGTTATTGAGTCATTTAGTTTAACTACTAGGTTTATATTTACTTGTAATTTTGTAGAACGTATTACTGATCCACTTAAATCAAGATTAAATACATTCGCATTAAATTCTCCTGAACCTAAAACAATAGCTAAACGTTTAAAGGAAATACTTGAAACAGAACAAATAGAGTATGATATTAAGGATGTAGTTGAAATAGTTAAAAAAACATATCCTGATATTAGACGAGCATTAAGTTTAACTCAGGGTTTATCTATTGGAGGTAAATTAACAGTTAAAAAAATCACTGATGGTAATTATATAGAACAAATAATCAGTGAGGCTAAATCTAAAAAGAAAACATCATTTAATACTATTAGACAAATTATAGCTGATAATGATATAAATGATTTTACAGGATTATATAAATCATTACATGATCATTATTCGTCTCCTGAGGCGACTATAATTATAGAAGAATATTTATTTCATAATACAACCATAGCAGATAAAGAAATATGTTTTATGGGATGTATAGCTAAACTTTTAAATATATAATATGCAACAAGAACAACCAAGGTTAAATATTGACCTTAACAAAACACAAGAAGTAGTTTGTGAAGTATGTGGTGGTAAAGTATTCCAAGAGGGATTAATGCTTAGAAAAGCATCTAAATTCTTAACTGGTACAACACAAGATGCTCTTATCCCACTACCAGTATTTAGCTGTTCATCATGTGGTCACGTTAATGAAGATTTTTTACCTGAGCCATTAAAAAATAAAGATAGTGAATCTATTTAATTGGTTAGAAGAAATAACATTTAGTAAACGTCCTTGGGATAGTTTTACAGATGAAGATAAAGAGGCATTTAATGTCTATATGATTCATCGTTTTGTAAGTATGGATTCTACTTATATTGAAGTAGTTAATATGATCCAACGCTATCCTAATGCTTCTCGTAGACATGTTTATAATTTCTATTGTGATGTATTACCTAAAAAGAAAGCATTTTTTAGATATATTAAGTCTAAAAATAAATGGGACAATGAAATACTAAGTAAAGTAGCTGATTATTATAAAATTAGTACTAGAGAAGCTAAGGAATGTATATCAGTTTTAACAGATGAGAATTTAAATAAAATACTTAATGTGGGACAGTCAAGTACAAATAAAAAAAGGAGAAACAAAAAATGATTACATTTACATTAGGTGTTTCAGCTGCTATAGTGGTTGGGATGCTTGTTTGGCTCGTGGGTAGTACCTTAGGGTCATTACGTAGGATTCAAAAATTAGAAAAACAGAATGAACAAGTATGGTTAGAAATTCAACATCGTTGTGATTCAATTGAACGTACATTAGATGAGATGATTCGAAACGTGAACAATAGAGTAGATGAGAACTACAAATACACTGACTCACGATTTGATAAATTTGCTAACATGATTGAACGTGACTATGTTTCAAAAATAGATAAAACAAGTAATACAATTAGTTACAATAATTAATAATTAAATCACTTGGCTGTCCCAATTAAGTCATTTAAATTTATTATATGGGTTATATATCAGATTCAAAATCATATCGCGAATACATGATGATAATGGAACGCGAACAAGAAATGTTAACATTTAAAAATCGTATGCAACATACTAAAGACAACATCACTAATCAAGTAATTGAAGATTTAAAAGCTAGAGCTGAACGTGGTTATAAAAAATATAACACAACATTAGGTGAAAACAATAAGGACAATTATATGAATCACTTATATGAAGAACTATTAGACGCGGCTCAATATATTAAGAAAGAACAATCAATCATTCCTGATATACAGAAATTAATTGAACAATATCCTAACAACATGGAACTGGGGAACAAGATAAGAGAGATATATGGCAAAAAGTAAACTAACAGAAATTGAACTTAAAATAAAAACTCATCAGCTTAAAGAAGTTGATTATAGATACCAATCAACAGTATCATACTCTCAATATTCAATATGGCGTAGATGTCCTCATCAATGGTATCTTAATTATGTTAAGAACTTAGCACCATACTCAGCTTCAATTCATACTATATTTGGAACTGCTATTCATGAGACAATGCAACATTATCTTAAAGTAATGTATGAGCAAAGTGGAGCAGCTGCTGATAGAGAAGACATTATAGGGATGTTTAATGAGCGTTTTAGAGCTGTTTATAAAGAACAATTTGAAGCATCTAAACAACATTTCTCTAACCCAGATGAAATGAGAGAGTTTTATGATGATGGTGTTAATATACTTGAGTGGTTTAAAAAACATCGTTCTCAATTTTTCACCACACGTAATGTAGTATTATTAGGTATTGAAATGCCTTTAATGGTTGGTTTAACTAAAAATATATTCCTTAAAGGTTATATTGATTTAGTTTTATACGATATGGATTTAGATAAAGTAATCATTTACGATATTAAAACATCTCGTAGTGGGTGGAATGATAAAAAGAAAAAAGACGAATCAGTTATATCTCAGATATTATTATATAAAGAATTTTTTGCTAAACAATATAAATTGGATGTTGATAAAGTAGATGTTCAGTATTTTATTGTTAAACGTAAAATCTGGGAAAACGAAGATTATACAATTCCAAGAATACAAATGTGGGCTCCTGCTAGTGGTAAAATTAAGCGTAAGCAAATAGTTACTCACTTTGAAGAGTTTTTAAACGAAGCATTCCATGAAGATGGTGTTTATAGGACTCATGAACAAATGAAACATGTAAGTAAAGATAGTTGTACATGGTGTCCGTTTAATGACAAACCCGATTTATGTGATAAAAATATTCCTCAAAAGAAGTTTTTTGAAGTAGCATAGTTTTTGTAGATGTGTATATATTTATATCAAAATCGGCTATGGAAAAAAATAAGTTACAACTAACAAGTGTTAAAGTACACGGTCACTTGTTCGATGAATTCAAAGTTATGTGTGTACGTACTAAGTTTTCACTTCAAAAATTAACAGATAGAGCAATGCACTTATATCTTACAAGTGAAGAATTTAGAAAACAAGTACATAACCACAGCAACTTGAATTTAGAAAAAAACGTTGCTGTCAATAATGATTAATTAAACAATTAAAATTAGGTTAATGAAAGAAGGTTATATTCCGCAACCACAAAGGAAAAAGATCTTATTTTTGTGTGATGATATTAGAATGACTTCTGGTATCGCAACAATGGCAAGAGAAATTGTAGTAGGCACTTCCCATCATTATAACTGGGCTCACGTTGCATCAGCTATAAAACATCCTGAAGAAGGAAAACGTGTTGATATTAGTGATGATACTAACAAATTTAATGGCATCGAGGATGCTTACGTAATGGCTTACCCTATTTCAGGGTATGGTACACCAGATTTAATTAGAAGTCTTATTAAGTTTGAAAAACCAGATGCGATTATGTTTTTTACAGATCCTCGTTATTGGAATTGGTTATTTCAAGTTGAAAATGAATTTAGAAAACAATTACCATTTATTTACTTAAATATTTGGGATGACTTACCTGCTCCATTATATAATGAGCCGTATTATGAGT